ATCTTGCCTTATTATTGATACTTGGTGGGGAACTGAAATTTCTATTATTTTAATCGCACATTAATAATATAAGAAATACTGGTGCGTTTAACATTAAACATTTCTGCTAATTTTGCCTGCGTAAAATTTCCAGTTAAATACAGTCTTTTAATTTCCCAAGCATCAAGATCAGAAATTTTAGATTGTGTATTATTTTCTCCCATACCTTTACCAATTAAAGAGTTTGATGTTTTATCTTTAGTTTCATCTGAAACTAAATGTCCTTTTAGAGAAATAGATATTTTCTTTTTAGTCAAATCATCAATTGATTTTCCAAATTGGGGATGCTTTTCTCCACTATGAAATCCGTTCCCACCTACAGCAATATTATAGCTATTTTCTTGAGAATGAAAATTATTTATTAATTCTTCCTCTTTCAAAAAGGAATCTATTTCATTTTCAAATGAATCAATAATTTCAAAACGAAAATTAGAAATCCCATATTTCCTTATGGCTCTGTAAAACTTAGGACATTCATTTTCGGTTCTAGAATTGAACGGATGTGTTGAGTGCTCTTGCCAGCGCCTTTCTAAAGAAGATGTTTTGCCAACATAAATTTTATTCGTGATTATATTAGTAATCATATATACATAAAACATTTTGGTCGAACATACAAGAGTTGAACTTGTGTTTCAGCTTTATCAGAGCAGCGTCTTAGACCGTTAGACGAATGTTCGATAAAAGATAAGCGAACCTATCTTTTTATATAATAATTAAGGTCCGTATTTTTTTTACGTACTCTTCGTATATTCCAAGTTGGACCAATTGTTCTTTTATTTTATTTTTAGAATCAATTTTTCCATCATCATATCCTACATGGAACCCCGCATCATATGCTCGATAGCAAGTATCACAAACGTAACCCATGTAATACCCTAAGCCACTAACAGTAATTCTTGGACGTTCTGGAGAATTTGATTTCTTACAAAATTTACAGTCACCCACATTATTCATTAAAATTTCCATTCTTTCCTGTTGGTGGAACCTCAGGGGATCGAACCCTGTTAATCGGCTTTTCAGACCGGTGCAATAACCATACTTGCTCAAGTTCCATTTGACGACAAAAATTGCTATGATAATTTTTTCCAGCTGCTCTACTACTGAGCTATAGAGGCATATAGCGCCTCTAGTTAGGATTCGCACCTAACGACCCGCAGGTTGACATATGTAATCATAACTGCATTCGTCATGGTGCGCCATTCAGGAGTTGAACCTGACCGTCAGATTTATAAGAACTAACAGAGCTACCGGCTCGTTATGGCACATATTGGCGGTCCCGAAGGGAATTGAACCCTCGTATTAAGCTTGACAAGCTTATGTCCTAACCATTGAACGACGGGACCGTGTAGAATCTATATCACGTTATGTATATATTTTATGTGACATCCAAAGAAAAATCTAATGTGTGTTTGAAAGGTCTAACCAGCCTGCCTATTGTTAAATGATACCAGGGTTTGAAAGGAAAGCCCATTTCTTCTCTGATAGCTGAGAGATCCTCTGAGTAAACATCTACCCAAGCATGCTCGCCGTTATCATATCTTATAACTTGACTGTAATAGAACTCTACCTCAAACTGCTCGTACTTTCCCCACAGCTCCGGTTTAGATGGGACCTCGCCCTTCAAAACCGAGATATGAGTTCCCCACAAACCTTTATTGTTGGGATAAACTTCCATTCCGTATCTCTTAAGATGCCAGGCATAATAACTAGAAATTTCATCACAGGTTAAGAGAGCCCACCAAGGAACATAATGTTTGAGTCCCTTACCAGGATTGTATTGTAATATTCCGGTAGAGGCAAACATTGGTTCTCCTTAAGGACTTGCACCTTAACTTTGTGGGATTATCTCGACCACTTGTGCTAAACTTACACTAAAGGAGAATATTAAATTTCGATTATGCTAGAGTCGTTGATAATGGATCCTGCTTATCGCTCTCTCTAGTCTTCACTTAAAGGGTCCGCGCTACTTACACCACACAATCAAGAGAACCTATTTTCGAAGAATAGATTACCTTTTTGCTCATTCCCTCGGATTCGAACCGAGATATCACGAGTTAACAGCTCGCCTCACGCCCAATTGTGATAAGAATGAATATTCATAACAATATAGTGGAAGGCCTTCTCACGCACTATATTGTTAGTGGCTGTACTCCAGGGATTCGAACCCCAATCTTGTGGGTAACAACCACAGGTCCTGCCGTTGAACGAGAGTACAATTGTATTAAGTATATATCCTTATTAGTAGAAAGTCACAAGAAGCACTTACTTATCTTTGATAATCCTTCTGGGCATTTGTTACATGGTGTCCAAGAACATCTTGCGATTTTCTTGAACATATTTAGTTATATTTCTTATTTTATTTAAAACAATTCTTTCAACTATTTCAGCAAGCATTTCTTTAGTAAAAAGAATTGTAGGTTCTATCATTTTAACGCTTTACTATGAATTGATCGTAACCACTTTTTATCATCATTGCCAAAACCAAGTCGGTTTTTCAACGGTTGAACCATTGATGCTGCTAAGGCTTGTTTACCTTGAGGGGTAGATATCATTTTTATAATGAGCGCTTCTTTTTCAATAAGAGTCATATGATGACATATAACAGCTTGGTCAGGAATGGCAGATTCGAACTGCCGCAACTACGCTCCGAAGGTAGGATGCTACCGTTAAACATCAATTCCTGATTGGTCGGGATAGTCGGATTTGAACCGACACTACATGATTCCAGATCACGGAGACTACCAGATTATCGTATATCCCGATTTGACGACTAAGATTGAAGAGTTGTTTTTCTTGGCACCAGCCGTAAAGTAGAATCGGACTACATCAGATTGTTTCATAGACAATGTAAACCCTTCGGGCATTCGTCATGGTGCTTCTGGCTGGAGTTTCACCCGCATTACCGATCCTAAAGACTGGTGCTCGACTATCATCTTATTTCAACGATAGTTATTAAACTACAGAAGCATATGGCGCCCTTGGTTGGATTTGCGCCAACATGAACTACCCTTTTAATGGTAGCCCGTTTTAATAGTTAAACTATAGGGCATGTGTAACAACGAAAGTGTAAAAGATGTTTTCCAGGTGCCAACCGATCAGTCTGCCGACTGATTAGAGGAATCGAACCTCTCTCGTTTTTATTCCAAAAAATGTAATCCTATACGGCATTTGTTACGTTCACCTTGTTGCAAGCAAAGTGCTACAATATTATAATTACTGTAGTGGTCGGGGCGACACGAGTTGAACGTGCGACTTCCTGCTCCCAAAGCAGGCGCTCTACCAGGCTGAGCTACGCCCCGATTATCTTACTTGGTGGACTAGGTAGGAATCGAACCTACTGTGCATCAAAGCGGGGAGGTTACAGCTCCCTGGACAACCATTATCCATCTAGTCCATAACCGACAAAAATTGTTTTGATGATTTTTTATTGAATGTAATCAAAACTGCATTCGGTTTGGCGGGGCAGGAAGGATTTGCACCTTCATCTCCAGGTCTTTTAACACCCGGCGCTCTTGAATTAAGCTACCGCTCCGTAAATATACTTCTCTTCTTTATGGGGTGGATAGCCGGGGTCGAACCGTGCTTCCGCAGTTTCACAGACTGCCCTCGTTACCGAACGAGTATATCCACCATAACTACTTGTCTCTCCAAGTGTCAAGCCTAGATGACGCAACTTCTGTCTGACGGCTTTCTACTGCATGGTGGGGGAGCTAGGAATTGAACCTAGGACATCAACGTTTTCCTTGCGGTATCGTTGCGCTCTTTCTCTGAGCTACTCCCCCATGAATCATGGAATCGTGTATGTATTATATCACAGTATGCCTAACTTTTTCACTTGTGCATGAAAGTTTTTTCCGCGACATCCAAACAACTTAATCCTCAAAAATTCGCTGTCAACCCCCGCCAATTTTTATTTTTGGAGCCCCTCAATTGCATTAAGTAGATTTTTTATCTGACAACTTTATAAATCCAAACTTATTTTGGATAGACTTGGCTACAAAAGGCGTGACAAATTTACTGATATCTCCTCCATACTTTGCAATCTCTTTAACCATAGAGCTGCTAACCACTGCCAACTCAGGACTGGTTGGTAAGAAGACCGTCTCAATCTCGGGAGCCAAAACCTTATTGACGTTGGCCAGATTGATTTCATATTCAAAATCGGAAACAGAACGGATACCACGAACAAATATAGTTGCCTTCTGTTGCTTGGCAAATTCTACAGCCAAACCATGAAACGGCATAACAAAATTCTTATCAAATACTTTGTAGGCATCTAATACCTTATTGATCTGCTCTTGCCTTTCCTCTGCCGAGAACATAGTTGTTTTCATTGGATTGATACCAATACCAATAATTAGTTGGTCACAGAAACTCATACTGCGCTTGATGATATCAAGATGTTCTTCGGTAAAAGGATCAAATGTTCCGGCGTATATTCCAATAGTCATTGTTACTTGCTTCTGTTATCGTTAGCTGGAGGAGTTACTGGAACCACAGGAGTTACATCTACCTTTGGATTAGTATCCACAAAGAAATTATCATTTCTAGAAGATGCTGAGGCACGATAGCTAGTCATACTACGACTGACGCTATCATAAAGCTTATGAGTTCCACCCTTAGTAGCAGCATAGTTTATACTGTTGCTGGCGGTAACACCCATAGATTCACCAGCGGTAATGGCATCCATATTGGCGCCCATGAAAACGAACTCCCAATTGTAAGTATCCTTTTGATGCTCAACCATAGCCTTAATCTTTGGAAGCTTATAATGCTTGCTAGAATTCTCATGGCCATCGGTGATGATAAGGAAGATTACCTTAGAAGGTCTTTCTTCTTCAGGAAGAGCGGATAACTTAGTTCCCAAAGAATCAATGGCGGTACCCATAGCATCTAAGAGGGCCGTGCCACCAGATGGAGCATAAGCTTTAGAATCAAGGTTAGGGACTCCGGCTATTTTTACGAAATCATGTTGAAGACGATAGTCGGTACTAAAAGTACAAAGTGAGAAAGCAGCTTCACCTGGACCTTCTTTTTGTTCTTTGAGAAAGGAATTGAAGCTTCCAATAGTATCAGCAGCTAAGTGTTGCATAGAACCGGAGGCATCGATAATTACGTTAATTGAAGTGAAGTTTTCTTTAGTCATTGTTTATTTCCTGTATGTTATAAGTTTTGTTCTCATCTAATATAACATCAGGTCTTAAAATTTCCTTAGACGTTTCTTTCAAAAATTCCACCATATGATCTGCTAAAATTCTTTTATAATAATTAGACTCGTACTTTTTTTCGGCAACCCATTCTTTAATTATTTTGAGCTTTTGATTTTCGATTGCCTTCAAGACCCAATCAGGGGCTTGATAAAAATCCATATACTCCCTTATCTCTGATAAAGAAATTGTACACTCTGCTCTACTTTGTGACCATATTTTTATTTGTAAATTTACAGCAGCTTTGCAAGTGAGAATCTCTACCAATAATTCTGGCTCGGAACAAGGTTTGCTTTTACCAGTGCTATCTAATGAAAAGAAACAAACTTTAGCACTTTTACCTTTATTAGAAAATGGAATAGAGAAGGGTATAATTATTTCTTTATCTCCATCAAATTGGATTCCATAATCTCTTTTAATATAACTTCCTGGAAATGTGAAGTTATATTTGTTAGACAGATAGAACGTATAATCTCTTTCGAATTGGGGACTAAACTTATTCTTTCCGCCTCTTCTAGACATTGAATTTTAACTTTTCTTCTTTAGGAAGTTGTTTAATTTTATATTCTAATTTGAGAGCTTCACCTTTAGTAAGTCTCTCAAAGCATTTAATAAGGGTAACTGGTCCGCGACCTTTAGTATACTTGGCGCCTTTACCATCGTTATGTTGTTGAATACGTTTTTCTAAATTGTTAGTAATGCCTGTATACAATGTATTATCTGAACAACGTAAAATATAAACAAACCATTTCTGGTATGTTTCAATAACTTTTATCTTGCCAACAAGAGCATTATTAAAATCTTCAATCTCTTCAGCAGGAATCCAATACTCTTGGTGAGAATTGCCGCCAGCCATTTGAACTTGGTAGTTGTCTAAGAATTCTTTTTTAACTTTGAATTCTAATACGTAACCAATGCCAGAGTCTTTAACATTCCAATCTCTAGCAATCTTTATAGCATATTCTTTTGTTAGAACCGGATAAAAAATTGGCTGTTCAGGAAGACGAGGCGGGAATTTCTTTCCACCAGAATCTTCAATGAGGTCCAATTCTTTGGGACCAGTTGGCCTATATAGAGTTACTGTTTTACGTTTCATTCTTGAATATATCTAACACTTTCACTATAATAACCATTAGAGGCTCCTAACCAACGTACAGTGACCGTGCCTTTGGTAGTGGCAAACTTATAGAAGGTCCAAGTGACTGATTCATCATATTCAAGTTCAAGTTTTGGCGTATCCATATTATCTACTTCTTCTGCGATAAGAAGGGGAGACCCGATCAAATCGGACAAATCCCCACAAACGTCTTCAATACGAACACTTTCACAACAATCCTGTAAATGATAAAACTTGTGAGTCTTACCCTCAGCAGTTTTAAAGATTAATTCTTCGCCAGTGTTAATGACATCTGACATTACTTGATTCAACATATCTTTGAAAATTTCGATTGACATAGTACCCTCCTTAGTGGTTTTATATCGTAGGGCTCTATGCTGTATTTCAACAGCAGCTTTTGGCGCACCTTTGGGGCTAGAGCCTTTTGTATTAAAGAGTTACCTCTTCAATAGTTTTAATCCATAGATCCTTGTTGTTGCCTAGCTCAACGAATCTTGCGATTACGTCAAACACTTGGTCACTGAACCCACCAATATTTAACACGTCATCTCTGTCGTGTGTTTGGGTGGTGGCACTTGGCTGGATATCAATGTTGACAAGTTTGGCATCCTTGTTACGGGATTTGAACTTGTTCCACTCTGCCATAGTAGCAGTGCTCTTATAGTGAGCGGAATCGACCCATGACTCATTGTCAGAAACATAGATAACAAGGTCTCCCTTGCCAGCTTTGCTATTGACATACTCTAGGGCACAAGAGCAGTTGGTACCACCCTTACCTAAGTCAGCCAAGGTCTTGGCGTTGGTCATAATTGAATCACGAGGATTAAACTTGTTTCCAACATGAACAGTAGTATCGAATGGCACTAGTTCTGTATTTGGGTTCTTGCGTAAGACGGCTGCTGCGAAGAGTGCTGCCACATCAACACAACGCATCTTTGAAGTGACCGAAGCACGATTTCCCGTAATTGCCCACTGCATAGAACCTGAGGTATCTACCATGACGTAGATTTTACCTGGAATCTCTGGCACATTGTCCAAAGCGATATCAGCCGCATCTTGCAATGCGTTGGTCAACTCAACCGGAATGCTGTTGTCAACATTCAAGTAAGCAGTGAACAACTGATACGGAAAGACCTTAGCTCGACGAATCTCTTCCGGGTTGGCAAGCTTCTGAGCTAATGCCTTGACTAATCCTGCATCCTTAAACACGTTGTGACGTGCAAAGGTGTTAAGGTTCATTCTGATCTGGTTCCAAGTTGCATTTGCAGCAATTTGCTTCCAGTGCTCATCTGTTAATGGCAGGGCCGTTAACATTTGGAAAGGCACGTCTGGAATCTCTCCCTTCATAGTCTTCTTGAAAGATTCAAAGCTTTGAGCTAAGTCACACAGATCCTTCTGGTTATACTCCTTATCTAGCAAGTAACCATACAGAGCTGAACGCTTCTTGTCATGTGGCTTTGGGTGAACCAACTTGATAATGTCTGGTAAGGACGGATCATTACCGACATCAGCCTTGAACAATTGGTTATCGCTCAAGCCCTCAAGATATCCTTGTACTAACTTCTTAGGTCTAGTTCCAAGACTTTTTCTACCAGTAGATCCAGATCGAATGACTTGAACGAAGTTACGCAACATCTTCGGATTATCAACTACTTGACCGAAAATCTGGCCCAAAAGAGCAGGGTCCTTTCCTGCAACTACTGATGCCAATACAGCCG